GTGACCGCCGCACCCGCGCCGCTATCCACGATTGCGATATTAGTTCCCGCCGTAAGGACGCGTTCGTTCGTCAGGTCTGCCGAAGCGGCGAGCGTGACAAACTGCGGCGTGTTCGTGGCTAAGCCGGACGCGGCGATCGTGACCGTAGAGCCGGCACCAGCATCGGTTATGCTGATATGGCTGCCGGCGGTCAGCACTCTTTCGTTGGTTAAGGTGCCATCGGTCGTAAGCGTGACGTAAGTTGCCGCAGTGGGGGCACCGCCACCACCGGTATTTGCAATCCATTTCAGCCCAGTTGTTTCTGCGGAATCTGCGGATAAGATGTAGGTATCTGTGCCGACAGGAAGCCGAGCGAGCGCCGACGCGCTTCGTGTTAGTAAGTCTCCCTTCGTCGTGAGGGTACTACTGCCCCCCTCGGGTCCTTGAGGACCGGTAGCGCCGGTATCGCCTTTAGCGCCCGTCGCCCCCGTAGGACCAACCCCAAGCCGTGCGCCGGTATCGTTGATAACCGCCCAGCCGTCGTCGTCATAAGTGAGGAGATAACCGGTGAGGATGGTTACCTTGATTAAGGTCGTGTACGTGCCGGAATCAGCAAGACGCACGGTAATAGTCGCGCTCGCCGAGTCAATATTCTGAAGGCTGAAGCCACGGACAACGCGTTCGTAGCCCGCAGCCGGAGCGTTGAGGATGGTCACGGCTGAAGTACTGGGGATAGAAGCAGTCTGATTCTTAGCCGCGTAAGACCCCGAGGTGTGTTCGCCGAAGCTAATCGCGCTCCGCAGCGGCGTTGTTGGCGCAGACCCGAGAACGACTTCAAGCGTCTGGGTGGTTGAATTGAGTGATATCATGTGGCTCCTACATCCCGATGGAATCGTGGATAAGAGATTTTTCTACGGCACCGTTAGTGACGATGGCAGGAATCTGCTCAGTCACCTTCTGGTCGATGTCGTTAATGGATTGATAGAGTAGGCGGATTTCCTTCTCGGCTGCTTTCGGCACGTCCATATTCAGCACACGTTTCGGTCCGCTCATTTGGCACCGCCTTTCTTGGCGAGATCTAATAGCACTTCTAAATCCGATTCGTGGATTAGATAATAACCCCCGGCGTTGTCCAGCGTGAAAACACTGCCGTCAGCTGCCGTGCATGTAACCGAGGTTTCCGCTAGCCGCGGGATGCCCGGGGCTGGTGAAACGGGGGGTCGAAGCGAGACGTAGATTGGTTTCGAGCTTACGCAAGAGCTCATCGCCAGACACAGGGACACGCAGAGTACCCCTAGACTCAGAAGCCTTCGCTGGTTCCATAAGCTTACCCAGGAAGAACTTAAGGATTTCCGCCACGACGAAGCCGATGGCACCCCACATTTCAAGCTAACCCCCTACGAGCAGCCACGAAGTACTCTATCGTTACCTTCAGCCACGCGGGCGATTGGCTCTTGATGTACTGAAGCGCGGGACCTTTAGCGATCTCGAGCGCCCGGTTAATTGCCATATTCATCGCTTCTTTCTTTTCGGCTTCGGTTAATTGACCATCCGCCGAGAGATTTTTTCGGGCATCTACGTAGACGTTAGCCACCTCGGTCACGGCAAGGTAGATAGCCTCAAGAGCCTCAGCCTTGCCGGTGTACTTCCTTCCGAGCAGGAAGGCGGCTAAGCCGACCAGAGGGACGGCTACGGAAATGAAGATAATTACAGGGTCCATTAGCCTGCGACCTCGTTGGGGATGATGGCGGATGACTCAAAGAATACGAAGTGAGCGTTAAAGGCGGCACCGGCGTTGTACACTCGGAGCCAGGTAACGGCGTTTGTAAAACGCAAATCAACCGTACTAGTCCCGGTATCGTCCCCCAAAATAATCGTGTCCATGTAGTTGGCGTTAGGGGCGGCAAGGGTCGTAATGTCCGACGTTATCGACGCGGTTCCGGAAATACCTCCGCGAACTCGGATGGTGTTCGCCGCCGCGGCTGGGATAGTAATGACAACACGTTTAGTTCCTGTAGGTACGGTAATGTCCGTGACTCCGCCGTTAGTTCCGACAGCGTTAAGAGCGGGGCGCGAAGTTCCGAGCGTTCGCGGTTGGTTAAGATGGTACATCAACATAGCCGTAAGTTCCTTACCGGAATAATTCCGGGTTTTGTTTAAAGAGGGTCAGAATAGCGCTTTCCAGGATAAGTACCTGGTTTTCCGTTAAGTCCAAACCGTACACGCAGGATATTGCGTGCAGGCATTCGTGAAATATCGTTGTTTTTAGCAGTTGCTGTGTAAGCCCCTGATTAACAAATATCGTAGCTGTGGTGTCGTCGTACTCACCCATCAGGTCAGGTCCCAAAGGTTTTTCGATGACATCGATATCTAGGTGTGCGACTTTTACCATCAGCGTCTCCTTAAAACGGGGGAAATCCAGTTAGGGGCTTCCTTTTTTCTTCCGTTTCGTGGTTTTACTTCAGTAGCTGTTTCGATAATCTTATCGATTTCGCGCATTTTGTGTTCCAGCAGTTCGCGTTCAGTATCTTTTGCCATGGCGTCTTTAAAGAAAGCCACACCCATAGCCAACGCGTCAATTCGGTCGTCGCTCAAAAGCGCACCTTTATCGCGCGTGATACGTGTAAGCTGGAAGCACAGCTGCCGGTTAAGTTGATTATCTTCGGAAATTACTGAATCGCGGGCTATTACGCCCTTGTTCATCACTAGTTTGTGCGAATTAAGCACCGGTTCTAGCGTATCGCAGATTCTTTTTTCCTTCTGTTTGTTGGATCTAACCTCTTCGATGGTGCATGGATAAATAGATCGGAGCACCGGAGTTAGAACTTTTGCAAACAAACCGTCACCAAAATTCGACTCGATTACGATTTTAGAGCATTTGTGCTGTTTAGCGATCTTAGCCAGGGTTTCTAGATTACGTTCTTCGTAGCCGTTTTTAAGACCGCAACACTCGGCGACGTACAAGAAGCCATTTAGTTGCTTAATTACGGCATAAGCGAGCTCATCAGCGCCGCGCCCGGCAGGGTCAATAGCCATGATGGAGCCCTCGAAGGCTCGCCAAGTTCCATTAATTGCCGCCGGTGCAAAGAAGTGGTCACCTCTGAAGCCGACGTTACGGAGGTCATCTATGGGTTTTATCGGACCCCAAACTGGGTGGTCCGGTGCCATGTCGCTAAAATCCATGACGATAAGGTCACGGAGTTTGAGCGGGTAACGGTCCTGGTCGGATAGGGTCGTATCCACCATGAACTGCAGGGCAAACCCAGCCCTACCGTAGGACAACTCTCGGTCAACCAGTTCGTCCTCGTTAAAGCGTTTAGGGTCCGTGGCAGCCCCCTGGGAGCCGTCAGAACCAAACCCGATAGTTAGCTTAGGATCTTCGTCCATGCGCTTACGGAGCGATTCAGCGAGCTCGTGGCCATTTTGCTGCATCCACTTAGCGTTAGGAAAGCGCGCCGGCCACAGCATTCGGGAATAATTACGCTTAACCAGATCGTTGTAGACCGAATCTTCGGTTTGCGGGGTACCCAGGAAGATGATTCTGGTGTCGTCTAGGGGCTTAAGGATAGCCTCGAACTCCTTGACTCGCTCGGCGAGCTTCTCTCTCATGCCCTGAGTTTCGGACGTACCCGGCGTTTCCACGTCATCCGCGATGATAATGTCAGCGCGAGCGCCAGTAAGCTGGCTGAAAATGCCCATCGAACGGACCGAGGTAGACTGCGAAGCAGGCGCCCCGGCAACGTCGAAAGCCACCTTGGAGAAGCGGTCGACCTTTTCATCCGGGAGCATGTCGTTGAGTTCCGGGACCTCTCGCATGATCTTAAAACAGAAGGTGGAGAAATCATCGGATCGTTGTTTTGAGGCCGACACAACCAGGATATTGAGAGAGCGATCGTGATAAAGACGATACAAAACGTAGATGGCCGTGATCCACGACTTTCCAATACCGCGGAACGCCGAGATGATGACGCGCTTCGGGCCTTTTTGGAGGACCGTCGCGATTTCGTACTGGGCATCGGTAGGCTCTCCGATCCCCAGCGTCTTAAAGCAGAGGTAAAGGAAGTTCTTGAACGACTTAAGCCGCGGGTCGGTCATTCATCGTCCTCGTCGAAGGGGAGGCTCTCGACTAACGACGAGATGCGCTTCTTGTCCTCCGCGATGGCGTGAATGTTGTTGTCTTTAAGGATCGCACGGGCTACCGAAAGGTCGGCGGGCGTGGCGGTTCCTTCCTGGATGCGCTTAATCAACTCATCCAGTGTCGCCTGGAAAAGGATATCCAGGGATTCTTTTTTTGATGCCATGTCAGGCTCCGTTCCAGAAGAGTTTGACGACGACGCCCATAAGGGCGACGATAATTGATCGGATCCACCACGTAGCCGTAGCTTGAGTACGCTCTACGTGGCTTAGCCGGGTGAGGATGCCCTCGGTTTCGATGTTGCCCACAATAGCCTTGTGGATCTCGTCTACCTTGAGCTTGAGCTCCCGAAGTTCGTCGGCGGGATTCATCAGAGTGTGTGCACCGACATTTCGCCGGATCTAATGA